TTCAAAGACTTTCTCAAACTCAATACACATTAATTGCAAATAATTGGATTGATAAGAATATCGCCCCTGTAATGGCTGATACTTCTAAATATGAATTAATCAATCTAAATAAAGATAATATTCCTAAATTACAAATGGCTGTTTACGAATACCTCAATAAGCTTAATGCTGAAGGTAAACCACTACCAAAGGTTGAGGAAGTATTGGATACCATTGAAAAGGAAGCTGAAGAATTCGCTAAACAAAACCTTACCCAATATAAGAATGTAAAAAAATTCAAAACATTATTTGGTCCTGATGGTGAAGAGGTTAAGCCAGCTAAGAAGGCTAAGAAAGCCCCTGAGCCCACCGAGGAAGAGTCAATGGAAGAAGAGTTAGACTTAGCCACAGATGATCAATTAGGTGCAGATGACCCAGAGGTTGAGGAAGTTAAGCCTGAAGAAGATGACGAAGAAGAAGTTTATGAAACAAAGAACTTTAATGTATCAAAGGCAAGTGCTAAGAATGTACCATTTGCTTTAATGAGTCCAACGGAAAAACTTCGTTTCTTACAAGAGGCAAGAAAACCTAAAAAGAAGTAATAAAGGTAATATTCTAATATATAAGTGATCCATTCTGGCAACGTTTTACCTGCCATGGCTTAAAAGAGCCAAATAACGCATCCTCTATTGGAATGGAAAAGAAACAATTCAACACTTTTTTCAGTCTCAATAGAGGTAAATACAATGGCTTCACCAGTCGCAGGTAATAACAGTTCATCAGTACAACAGATCCTTAAACTATGGTATAAGGATGGTGGGATGACACTTTCCACTTATCAAAATCGTCCCTACTGGACACTTTTAACAAAGAAACCAGATAGTTCCGAAGTTGAAGGTAACACATTCCAATTCGCAATTCAAACCAATGACAACCAATCTCGTAACGTACTCTTCCCAGGGGCACAATCACAAGCATGGGGATTGTCAGGTCAAGGCGCAACAAACGCATTAACAAATAGCGTTGCTGGCCCACCAAATGTTGGTTCAATCGGCGTTACACAATTTAGCGTTTTCCGTAGCTATAACTACGCCTACGCATCAATCTCCACAGTCTTAGAGCTTCAAACTAGAACAAAGAGAGGCGCATTCGATTCAGCAGTAACTCGCTTAATCCAATCCTCACTTAACGTCCTAGCCAATGACCAAGAAATTGGTTTATTTGGTGGAAATGCTCCAGCTTCAATCATCTCTTCAGGCTTGACCACATACTCAACCGGATTCATCGGAAACATTGCTTCTTCAGTCGATGTTACCTCTTCAACAGGTGTTTTGACACTTGCTGTCGCCGCAGATGTCTCCAAGTTCAGCTTCGGGCAAGAATTAGACCTTTACTACAATAACTCTGGTACCCTTACAAAGCGTACCTCAGCAGGTGCGGGTGGTTTATTTGTTGGTTCAATCAACAGAAACACTGGCACACTTTACATTGTCAATTCAGCAGGCTCACCTGTTGCAATTAACTCTGTCTTTACCAATGCTGCCGTCGGCGACTACATCTGTGTCACCAACGACTTCAACAATGGTGCTGCCTCTGGTACACAAGGTATTGCAAAGATTGCAGGTTTCGAATCATGGGTACCATTCGGTGGCCCAGTCAGCGATTCCTCAATGAATCCATTCATGGGTATAAACAGAAACGTAGGCGATGTTACCAGACTCGCCGGTAACTGGATTGATGCAACTGGCGCAATCGGACCAAACACAGGAAGAGTCTTAAACATTGAAGACGCAATTCTTGCTGGTATGACACAACAACAAATCAACTCAGATAAGATGATTGATACTTGGGCACTTCACCCAATTCAAAATCTTAAACTATTGAAGTCAAATATCAATAGAGTTAATCTTCCTGGTGGAACATTAAAGACTGAAATTCCAACACTTTCATTTAAGGCAACTCAAATTGAAACAGATGGTGGGTTATCAACGGTAATTCCAAGTCGTTACTGCGGGTCAAACCGTATGTATGGTCTTTACATGCCATCATGGAGTTATGTTCACCTTGGGGAACCAGTTGAAATGTATGGTCAAGACGGTCTTGATGGCCTTCGTGAACCAATGTTGGATGCAAAGGGATACAGATTCTTCTCATTCGGTAACACCGTATGTGATGAACCTTCAGCCAACGTAACAATCAACCTTCCACTTTAAGGAATAAACTAAGATGCCTTTTAATTTTACTGGATACAAGGGACAGGCTTACGATGCTAAGCAAGGCGTAGTTGATGACGGCTATTTATTCGTTGTCAATGATGGTGCAGGTCACACTGTAACATCAAAGCTACCTCAGCTTACTATCTTTTCAGCGAATCCTGTCCGCAGTGCTACAGGGGTCTGGTCCGTTGGACTATTAGACTCTGTTGACTCATATCTCGATATTGAAGTCAAGACGGTTCTGGCTTCCGGAACATATCTTTCAACGCAGCTATTGCCCCCAACCACTGATGCTAATGGGAAACCAGTCATCAATTGGGTATTCAATGTTGCGGGAACCCCTACGGACTTACCTTCAACAGGTAGCCCAATGTTTTTGGTTCACGTTAGATATTCTGAAACACATTACGGGTTTTAACAATGGCGCTTCCAATGGGATTAGCTGACATCATGGCTAAACATGGTGTCGGAATGTCTGCAAAGCCAGATGATGGTGACGCAGATATGCCAGAAGGTGATGATTCAGAAATGGAACATTGCCTTACGGGAGTTGCTGACGCTGTAGCATCAGGTGATAAAGAAGCTATTAAGTCTGCCCTTAGAGACTTAGTAGACTGTATCAAACATGATGATATGGAACAGGACGAATCTGAATAAACCTAAGGGCAGATCTTACCCTGCTCTTTATGCCTCTCATGTAATTAAATTTGCGTAGGGGCACCATAACAATAGCAATGAGTATTCTATATTGGAGCTTGGATGAATTTTGGAGAATTGCAAGTTTATGTCAGACAAAGACTAGGCATTGAACAAAACCAGAATGTTCAACCTTCTGAGCTAAATACAATGATTAATCTTTCCCTTGGAAGCCTTGATGAAATCTTGGCAACCACATCTCAAGATTATCACCTTAAAAGTTATCTTGCAACCCTTGGTAACGCAACCCCTGCTAACCCATCCTCAGGCAACATGATTCCCCTTCCTCCAGACTTCTTCAAGTTAAGAGGCGTTGACTTCGGTTCCCCAGGCCAATGGATCACAATCTACGGGTTCAATTTCCAACAAAGAAACTACTTTAATTCACCTTATTCTAACATGTTTGCTAACTATGGCAACCAAATTCAAAGAAAAGTTAGAGTAATAGATAATCAATGGATCCTTGTCGAACCATTAAACCTTTGTTCAGGTCAGTATCAAGTTTGGTATACACCTAAATTTCAACCATTAGTAAATGATTATGATCCATTACCAACAGATATGGATACAGAAGGATTTATTGAGTATTGTGTTGCATGTACAGGACAAAAGGTATATTCCAAGCTATTGTTACCGACTGAAATCTTTGATAAACAAATTGCTTATTATGAAGAAAAAGTAAGAAACAGTTCACAGAATTTAATGAGTCTTGGTCCACAAACGATGACCAATGTAAGAAACAGAGGAAGAGGAATTGGATGGGCGAGAGGCGGGAGAGGATAATATGGCGCTTCCACAATTTTTGAAACGCTTCCTTGCTGAATCCGCCACCACAACAACAATCAATATAGTAAAAGGTTTCAATCAACTAAATGATAACCTTGATTCAATATTCCAAGCATTATTAAAGAAGGTTCAGCTTGATAGTGTTTTGTTACAGAATATTCCATTAAATCCTGGCGTCAATCAAATCAGTCATACCTTAGGTAGAGTATTAACAGGGTGGACGGTGATTAGGTTATCTGGGCCCGCAGTTATATATGATATGCAAGCTACAAATCCTAACCCAGGACTCTACCTAATATTGAATAGTAGTATTGGATGCAATGTTAGCTTGCTTGTATTTTAGGAGACATAAATGACCGGAGAGATTACTTATACAATACCTGTGGCGGGAGTTACCCCCGGTCCTAACTATGCAGTCAATGTTAGTGACGCCCTCACAGTAATTCAGACCCATAATCATGATGGTCTCGATGATGGTAGTCAAATTGATATCTCAAAACAAGTAATTAGTCAAGATTTACAACTTGATGGCTATAACATTGGAACCGTCAGAAGTCTTGAGATGGAGTCTCAACCTTCCCAATTGACAGGGGAAGGTGATGTCAATTGTCTCTATGTAAATCAAAATAATTTAGGCTTTAATAACTCTAATGGTGTATTCGTCCCAATCACTAGCGGCAATACCCTTGCAATCGGTGCCTTAACCTTTACGAATTTTTCTGTCCGTACCATTGTAAGCAGCGCCACAATTTTGGCAACCGACACTTACAATTGTGTTGATGTAAATGCTTCTGGTGCATTAACAATCACCCTCCCTATTGCTGGCTTAATTTCTCCTATCCCTGCTGGAAGACTTTTCCTCATCCGTGATACAAACTTCACCGCAGGCACAAATACAATTACAATCCAAGTAACCCCCGCCAGTGGTAATACATTTGCAACGGGAGCTACAAGTATCGAGATTAATAATAATGGTGGCTATATTGGTGTGTATACAGATGGCGTAAGTAAATGGTTTATCTGGACACAAAATGTATATAGTACAAGTGAAATCATCAATTATAATGGTGTAACAATCACTGAAACTGGAGGGGCTCATTACTTTGTTGGTGAAACAATAAATATTGATTCAACCTCTGTAGTAACGAATAATGCACCTCTTGGACAAAATGGAGATGCTAGCTTCAATGGTAATGCTTACTTCAATAGTCCTGTTGTCTTTGGAATTGTTGCAACACTTCATACAACCGCAGCAATTTATGCAACAAGTCAAACCACAACATTCCAATCCTGTACAATTGATTTAATCTCATCATCACAAATTAGTGCTAACAATACTACCATTTGTTCATTTGCAGGGGCATTGAATGGCTCCGGTATCAATACATTTACAGGGACAACAAGCATTGCTAGCCCAACAATTTCGGGCGGCATGACCTTATCAGGGGGCGGAGCTATTACCGGGAATGTTAGCTTCAATTCAGGTACAATTACCGTTGATGATAATATTAACTTTAATAGTTCTACATTATTTACAAATACTTGTGGTTGGAATATCCACACTAATTCATTTATTCAAATGGATAATTCATCTGTATTAGAAGTAGATGGTTTATTTAAGAATTATGGTCCAAATAGAATTGGTGTTACTCTAATATCATATGGAACATATAATATCAATCCAGCCACTGATAATTATATTGCTGTTGATACATCATTAAGTGGATTGACTACAGTAAATATGCCTGCCACCCCAAGCACAGGTGATACTTATGCAATTGGAGATGCCGCAGATAACTTAGGTAGTGCAACAATCCTATTACAAGGTAATGGGCACAACTTCTTTTTACCAGGTGGATCTTCTTCATATACTTATCCTCACACAAATGGCTTATGTTTAAGATGGGTATTTGCCAATAACTGTTGGGTACAGGTGGTCTAATGCCTTTTCCTGGCACTTCAACGCTTCCACTTATCTTTTCTGGTGGATTAAATTCTGCTGTCGCAGAGTATAGTCTTGATCAGCCTAATTTGCAAACGGCAGAAAATGCTGTAACGGCAGAGTTTGGTCAACTTGATAAGCGTACAGGGTTTGTTGCTCAACCTAGAGCCATTATGGGTGGTGGTCAAATCTCTAATGGTGAAAAGATTACCACCTTCAATAATGGTGGTGGTACCGATGAACTTATCCTATTAGATGGCGCTACAATCTACTCCTACCAAGAAGAAGAGCAAGTTTGGATTAATAGAGGTCTAGTCTTTGATACTGTATGCACCCAACAAAAGGTGTTAAATACAAAGATTGCAACTCAATCTAATCCTAATGTTTCTTCAAGCAATAATATCTCAGTATACGCTTGGGAAGATAATAGAACTCTTCCAATTCAATCTAGCGGTGTTAGATATAGTGTAATCAATCAATTAACAAATACATTCATTATCTCGGATAATCTTGTTTTTCCGAACTCTACAAGACCCACTGTAATCAGTGATGGCTATCATTTTTATCTATTTTATTGTGCGTCATCTTTTGATGTATTGTATAATGTCATTCCTGTTGCTGCGCCAAACACTGTAACTCAACAATTAATTTCGCTTACTTCCAATGGTTATTCTAGCACTTTTGGTGAGGCTAGCATTGCTTATGATGCAATGATCTACATCCCAAGAAGCCCAGCAGATGCCCCTGGGGTATTGCTTACGGTTGTGGCAACACAATCCGGCTTAATAATGCATTCAAGTTTAACCGGAACTGTCACCGTAGATAGCAATACTTTCATCAATTGCGTCTCAATCTGCACAGATCAAAATCATAACATCTGGATTACCTATAGCGATAATTCGGCTGTATATTGCACAGCATATAATCTTAATATCTTAACTGATATGTATGTTCAACTATTTGCTCCAATTACAGTAGTTACATCTCCAGCGGTAAATCTTGGATGCTGCGGTGATAGAAATAGAGGAAGCTTAAATCTCACCTGTGAATTTGTCAATGACCCACTAAATAATTATTGCAACAATTATATTATCACCAGTAAAGGTATCCACACTCTTATTGGTCAGATTAGATCTGTAGGGTTAGCAAGTAAGCCATTTCTCCAAGATGGTAATGTATTTATTAATACGATTAATGCTTCTGTATTACAGGCAACTTATTTCACACAATGTCTTTCATTGGGTATTGGTTTTATCCCAGGGACATCAACATTACAAGCCATAAATAACTCTACAATTCAAACAGACTTTACAATTGTAGCAAAGCATTCTGCAACCAACGGTGGAGTTTATAGAACTAATAATATTCTTTCACAATGCTCTTTGGTAGCTCCTGATACTTATCTATTCGCAGGACAGCGGAAGGGACCATTCATTTCCTATGAATCATCACAAGCTTCAATCCTTGGGGTTGCGGGATATACAATTGGTTTTAATAATGCAAATCCTTTTCAAAATGTTTCAAGCAATAATAATCTCCATATTGTTGGTGGTGTTAAAAAGATTTATGATGGTATCTCTTGTGTGGAAGATAACTTTCACCTATTTCCAGAATTACCTGATGGTTTCGGATGTGATCTAAGCATCTTTACTGGTGGTGGTGGTCTTAGCTATAACCCAGAAACCCCAGATGCACAATATCAATGGATTGTTGTATATGAATGGACTGATAATTATCAACAAGTTCAACGTAGTGGAACCTCGGTAGCAAACTCATACATTTCAACCGCTACGGGTCAAGGCGCAATCCTTACTGTCCCTACCCTTAGACTCACAGATAAAGTATCCCCAAGATCCCCTGTATCCATCTCAATCTACAGAACCCTCTATGATGGAACCATTTTCTACAAAATCACCAACGATTCTGATCCATTGGTAAATGATACCACTGTAGATACGCTTACATTCACCGACAATCTTACGGATGCGGATATTCAACAAAATGAAATCCTTTATACATCGGAACAATTAGCAAATACAGCTCCACCCTCATGTAGCTTGATCTCACTTTATCAACAAAGATTAATGATTAATCAAACTGAAGATCCTAAGGTTCTTTGGTATAGTCAAAATAAGTTTGACCTATCACAATATAATACATTAGCTTTGGATTGGAATACCTCATTCGTTGAAGGTGTTGATAGTAGGTTTGGCTCCGATATCACAGCAATTGGTCTCTTGGATAATAACTTAGCTATTTTCAAGGAAACATCAATCTTCTTATTGAGTGGAGATGGTCCAAATCCATTATTTACAGCAGGGCAATTCAATGATGCTCAGCCTCTTGTTTCTGACACTGGATGCACCAACCCTGACAGCTTAGTATTTCTTACCCAAACCCCAAAGACGCCTGGGGGATTGATGTTTCAATCTAAGAAAGGGATCTATCTATTGGGAAGAGATCAATCGCTTTACTTCATCGGTGCCCCTGTAAAAAAATACAATTACCTTACAATAAATGGGGCAAATATTCTTGCCAATAGCAATCAAGTTGTGTTTACCTCAGACGAAGGAATTTGTCTTGTATACAACTATTACTTTGATTGTTGGTCTACCTGGACAAATCTTCCTTGTGTTAGTTCTACAGTGTGGAATGATCAATTAGTATTATTGACTAAGAATGGTGGTGCAATGATTCAAGACATCACCAATACCGTCTATCAAGATACTTATCCAAATGATAATCAATCAAATCCACAATTAAAGATTGTTAGTCCATGGGTTAAGTTTAATGGCCAAGGTAACCTTCAAGGAAGAGCTGTTGTTTATAATTGTGTATTGTTAGGGCAATTAAAGGAGCCACATAATTTACAGATTGATATTGCTTACGATTATGATCCGGCAATAAGAGAAACACAAATCATATCTTCTACTGTGGCGGCGAATAGATGGGGTAATCTTCCTATCTGGGGAAATGATGGTCAATGGGGTGGATCACAATTCTCTAACTATCAATTTATGATTAATTTCAAATATCCAAGAGGGTTTTATGGTGGTGGATGTCAATCCGTACAACTAACGATAACAGATTTAGATCCAGATCCATCCGCTGGATATAGCTTAAATGCGTTAGTGTTTGAATTTATGCCACTTCCAGGAAATTATCTTGTCCCTACGGGCAATCTTTCAGGAGGATAATAATGGTTTCTAATGCACAATTTCAATTGGGTGCCCCACAAGCGGCAAGTTCCAATTTCGGTATAGACACAAATATTCAAGGACCAGATGCTTTTGGAACAGGAATGTATAGACCAGGGGCTTTCCAGATTGATCCATCTCAATTTCTTAACCCCGGAGGTAACTACGCTCCTGCGCTTAATAATCAGCTTGGTAATTATCTTAACGCTACTACGACTCCTGTTCAACAACAAACTTCTGCATTGGTAACCTCACCACAATATGGTCAAGGGGTAAATGGTCAATTAGGCCTTGCACAACAATATCAGAATATGGCTGCGGGTCAAGGTCCAAGCCTTGCCGCAGTAACGGCACAACAACAAGGCCAAGCTAATTTAGCAAATAATTTAGCTATGTTGGGTAGTGCTCGAGGCGCCGGTAGTCCTGCCGCTGCACAATTGGCTGCGAGAAATGCTCAAACTCAAACCGGTCAAAACATTGCGCAAAATGCAACCCTTGGTAGAACTCAAGAAGAGTTAGGGGCATTAGGGGCTGCTGGGGGGTTATATAATAATATTGCTGGACTTGGATTACAATCTGCGGGTCAAGGCATTCAAAACAATCAATTCAATGCAGGTCAAGGTAATCAATTAGGTGTCAGCAATCAAGCCAACAATCTTGCTGCACAAACGAATTATCTTAATAATCTATCTCAACAAAATCAACAAAATCAACAAGGAGCAATTCAAGCTCAACAATTGGGTGTGCAGAATCAACTTGGATTGGATCAAATTCAATCTCAAGCATATCAAAATGCAGCTCAAAACAACCAAAAAGTTGCTGGTGCCGCATTGCAAGCGGTTGGCGGATTAGCTTCTTTCATCTAAAGGGAATACATGTCAGGATTCTTTGATTTATTAGCTCAACATATAAATGATACATCTGGTTCAGATGGTCAAATCAAGACTGAAGGTGCTCTTGGAGGGGAAGTACTATCTCCAGAGATAGCTGAACAATCAGGATTTGTTGGCAATCAATCAGGTCCAACAGCTCCATTAGCACCGACAAATCAACAAGCAGCGCAACCTGCCCCAATGAATCCAATAGCACAAGGATTAAGTAATGCTGGGAATCAATTGGGTGGATTTGCTCCACAGGCTGTATCTCAACAAGGTCCATCTCCATTCTTACAGGCAATGATGGGCACAAGACAACAACAATTATCAACTAATATAAACAATGCATTAACGGCTAAGTTTGGAAGAGGGTTTTAAATGGCTTCTGAAATAGATGAAATCAAGAAACTAATTGAGGACAATCCTGCACAAGACGATGACGTCAGTGTGCCTAGCGCCCTTCCGCCCCCTGCCCCTGTAGCCTCCCCTAACGTTGGCCCTGCCCCTGAGTCTACCCCAGAGATTCAACAACCAACCCCTACCCCCTACGCCGATACATCGAAGCCAGGGGCCCTCAGCCTTACCCCAGGTCAAGCCGTCGCAGGATTCCTCAACCTCTCCGCCGGACAACAGAACCTAGCAGGACAACAAGGTAATATTGAATCTGACACTGCGGCTCAATTAGCTGCGGTCCAGGATAAAGCCGCAGCAGAGAAAGCTCAACAAGCCGCTGATTATCAACAAGCATTAGCCAAGACACAAGCTCAATTAGAAGCTGACCATGCTAGAATGGCACAAGCATATCAAGACTATTCCGCTAAGGCAGGATCACTAAAAGATCCATCTCAACAATTCTGGGAAGATCATGGCCAAGGTAGTAGAATTCTTGCGGGATTTATTGGCGCTGCCTCTGGATTAGGGGCAGGCTTGCTTGGCCAAGCAGGAAATCCATTCCTAACATTCCTTAATCATCAAATTGATAATAACTTTGAAGCTCATAAACAAAACATTCATGACCTTTATGACAAACAAGTTGCTGCCGGTCATATCGCAGATACAGATCAGAATTATCAAAAGTTTATGCAAGATGCTAAGCTTAAAGGTTATGACCTAGCTAGTATGCATATTCAAAATGAATTACAAGCTATCGCTGATAGAAGTGGAAGTCAAATTGCTAAGGTGAAGGCTGCGGAAGCTATTAATCAACTTCAACAACAAGATGTGCAACGCAGAGCCCAATATGGTGCACAATTGGCGGCTCAAGCTGCCGCAGCAAATGCACAAGCAAGAGCTAAACAAGCTAAGCTTCAAGAGGACTTTCTTAAGCAAGTCAATGCGCATGTTACCGCAGGATTACCAGAAGATCAAGCTAGATATGAAGCATTTAATGATCTTCAATCTGCCGGCAATGATAGAAGTGCATTGGCTGCTTTGGCTGCGGGAAACAATATCCCATATAATCCAAAAACTGAACAATTCGAAGCTCCTAAGGCTGACATCAAGACTGACTCCATTATCCCTGTTGTGGACCCTGATACTGGTAGAAGATTAAAGCCTGAGGAAAGAGAGGCAATGCGTCAATTAGTTGTCCCTACCCCTGAAGGGCCAAGACTTGCTAATTCCCCAGATGATGCAAAGCGTTATAAAGAAGAAGCAAATGCAAATATTCAAATCCAAGAATATGTTGACCAAGTAAGACCATTGGTTGAAAAGTGGAAGAAGGGAACATTGACCAATGAGGATATTGGTAGATGGGAAGGTTTACGCACTGCTGCATTGACTAGTTATAATAGAGCAGGTAGTGGTGGGGAAAGAGCAACAGGTCAAGGTGAAAGCAAAATCCTTGGTGAAGATGCATTCCCACCTCCACCATCAATAGCATACAATGCAATTGTTGGTGGTAGTCAATATTCACCTGTTAGAATTCCAGGCTCCATTGGATATGAAGGTAAATATCTTGGGCAATTAGATGCTCTTGAGAATGCTGTAAAAGAAAACAATAAGACTCTTGAACAACGATTACGTCCTGCAACTTCATCTAATGTAAAGAAAGAAGCGGTTAAGGAAGAAGACTTAACGAAGAAACCAGTAAGATTTAAGGCTGATTAAAAATGGTTGATATTCAAATAATAAGTCCAGATGGTAAATCTGGAACAATCCCAGAAGAGGATAAGGAAGCGGCATTGGCACAGGGGTATAAGATCCCTGGAAGCGGTGCTACGCCTGCCGAAATCTCTGGTGGCCCATTACAAGGGGAATCACTCACTGAGCTTCACCCTACACCTCCCGAGTTAGAGAATCATGAGCCAGTAACACCATTAGTCAATAAGAAGACAGGTGAAGAGGATTATGTTCCGACAAACCAAGTAATTGGCAAACTTATCGCTGGAACCCATGCTTACCCTGAGTCTACTAAGGAGATTCAAGTTATTAGCCCAGAAGGGAAACCTGGGACAATCCCCAAGGAAGATCTTCCTCAAGCAATAAGTCAAGGCTATAAACTATCTAACCCAAGAGACCTTGAAGTAAATGAAAGAGTTAAAGAGTTACAATCTCATGGTGGTCTTACAACAAATGTTGGCGAGACCAATGCCTTTGAGAGTGGAATTAGAAACTCATCATTAGGTCAATTAGTAAATACTATTGATGAAAAGATAAGAGGTGTAAATCCTCTTGATGAAAATGTTGAAATTGCAAATCAAGCAGAAGCAATAAACAATGCACAGCATCCTTATACTAAGCTTGCTGGAACTGTTGCGGCTGAAATCCCAGCATTAATTGGAACAGGGGGATTAGCTGAGGCAGGGGCGGCAGGGTTAGGTGTAAAAGGATTAGCAAAGGCTGCGGTAGAAGGTGCCATCTATAGTCTTCCCGAGACAACACAAGCCGTCATCAACAAGGACCCAAAAGGTGCCGCTGAGGCATTGGCTCTAGGGGTAGGATTCAATGTAGGATTACATGGATTATTAAGCGTCCCTGGGATTGTTAGTGACCTAGCTAAAGGTGGTGAAGATGTGACACCTGAGCTAGCGCCAAAGGCTGCGGGTCTCACTGAGGATTTAGCAAAGACACAAGCTGAAAATCGCTTTATGGAAAAGGCCATCGGTATCCCACCTACCCAACGAGATCAATTCAGAAGTCAAATTGAACCATTAATCAAAGCCACCGGTATTACCCCTGATGATAGTCTTAAAGTAATTAATGAAAAGATTCAAAAGCTTGGTGAATCTGGTGAAAGAATTGGTAGCGCAATAAAAGAACTTGATAAACTTGATGGCAAATCCGAACTTATTACACCAGCATTGCAAGATGCAAAGTCAAAGATTGAAGACACTCTTGGCGATGAGTATAAGACTTACAAGACTGCTGTGCAAGAGAGAGCCGATAAATTAAAGTTTCTCACCGATGAAACAGAAAAGTTCAAAGCTCAGAAGGATGAAGCCAAAGCTATTCTTAAAGAATTAGAGAATCGCAAAAAGGTTGGATTAGAACCTGATGAATTTGTTCAAGGTAAAGCTATCGACGATATTACAGAGGCAGATGCAAAAATTAAGGAATATACCAAACTTAGAAAATCTGTTGTACAAGAGGCTTTGCCAAAGATTACCGGTGAAGCTAAACAGGCCTTTAATGCGCTTCGTCCTGTTTTAGAAGAGTTTGATAATGTCAGTCGTAAACCAGATGTTGGGTTTGCTGATACACAAAAATTAAAGAAGTTTCTTCGAGACCAAACAAGTTTCACCGATATTACAAATGTTGGTAATGTCAAGAAACAAGCCTACACAATTCTAAGAGATGCTCTTACAAAGGCTGAGGATGAAGCGGCGGCAAAGACTGGTGGTGCTGTTGTAATGGATGCATTGCAAAAGGATAGAGCTGCCTATGCATTAGAGCAAGTATTCGGTAAAAATATTGATGCTCAATCTGCAAAGGACATTGGTAAGACCATTGGTGAAACGTTAACTGGCTACCATATCAGTCACCGGGCAGGGATTGCAGGGGTTGCAGCGCATCTTACAGGTCTTCCTCATGCGGCTCCAATTGCTGTGGCTGGTGTCCTATTGCAAAAATGGGGTAAAGGTATCTTCGAAAAGAAAGCATTATCTGGGGCAATTAGAAAAATTATTGGTGAAACCGCTAACCCACATACAGCTCTGGTCAAAGAGGCTGTAAATCAACTGGATCTTCATATCTCAGATAAAGTTAAAGATTTAGTAGGGTTACTTGGGACATCAGCGGTAGTAAAAGCACATGATCCAAATGATCATTCTCTAGGTGAACATTTACCTAATGGTGGGGTAGGGTTAAATAAAGAAAAACAATTAGAAGCATTAAAAGATATGGCTCATCAACCTCTTCAACAGGTTACGAATCACCTTGGAGATATCACAGGTGAGATGCGTAAAGAGGGGCTACATCAGGTAGCGGATGAATATACACAACATCAATTAAGAATTATGAAGCTTATGCAAATGGCTCTTCCCCAAGATGACCTAATGAAGAAGTCAATGCCCTTTGCTGCCCAAGTGGATGCTAAAGAGATTAGTCCCGCCACAATAACAAATTTTAAGAATTTAATGCAGATTGCTCAGGACCCAACTCATCTCTTGGAAAAGGTAAAATCTAACACAATTACCCCATATGATGTTGCGGTGTGTGAAGCAATCAATCCTGTTGCGCTTTCTAAGATAAGACAGGCATTATTAGATGAAGCAATCAAGAGTAAACCAAACACAACATATCAACAAAGATTAAGTTTATCTGTAATTATGGGACAAAATCTTGATGAATCGACGGCTCAGTTGCCAGTGTTACAATCGGTTTACAGCGGAGTAAGTCCAACAGGCGCAAAGAGCAAACCTGCCAAGCATCCAAGTGAAGCGGCAGCAACAAGATTGACTAAGGATTTACCACAAAGTTTCTTAAATACAAGTCAAAAATCGACATTATCAATAAAATAGTATAATTTCGTCGTCTCAAGTCGCAGTCGTAGGAGAACAATATGGCATCAAATTCGCAAGGCAGTTTAATTACTGATGGGTATAATCCGTCAGTTTCAAATAATTCATTCGTTAGTATGTGGGCAGATAAAAGATCCGCAACTACAGTCTCACTTTCATTATCATTTACTGGCCCCAATAACGCAGATGGGTATGCTACGGTAGAAACCAGCAATGCCCCTGAAAACTATAATGTTACATATGGATCCGGTCCTCTTTTAGGTCCAAATCCTCCAGATGTAATCACTTATCCTGGTAGTAGCATTACCTTGACTAATAACTCTACCCCTGCCCGTTGGGATATTACCACAAGCGCAAGGTGGGTAAGGGTAAGATTTGTTCCTATTTCAAGTGTATCTAATTTGTCTGCTTATGTGTGGTGTAACATACCATTTCAATCACCATAAGGAGGCAGCATGACTACTCCAATTCTTACACAATATACAATGACTGCACAGTTGAATGGAACCACCCCTCCATTTCAACCTTGCTATTGGGTCTCTTATAATACCCCTGACTATGCGGGTACTTACTGTCCTTATCAAAGTCAAATCATTGCAGGCACCATTGCAATTGCCTCAGAATATAATATCAATAACCCTAACATATACACCAATGTTCCTTATGGTCCTGCTGGTGGAGATTTAGCGGGAAACTATCCTAATCCTGAGGTTGTGGGGTTGATGAATAACCCATTGAACCTTCCTATCCTAGGGCCAGGACAAGATCAATATGTGTTGACTTGGGTAAATGCAGATGGATATTGGGAAGCTCAACCGGCTCAAGGTGGTGGAGGTGGCTCCCCTACAGGCCCAGCTGGTGGAGATCTAGGTGGAGATTATCCAAACCCTATAGTAAATACTTCCAACGGTAATAATATCGTCACAGATATTACATCAGCTGGTGGAGACTTAATTGGAACATATCCAAATCCATCAATTCAATATATTCAAGGTTATCAAATAAATGTTTCATTTCCTAACTTTGGAGATGTATTATGGTGGAATGGTAGTGAATGGGTAAATGACAATACATTATATAGTACAGTTCAATCGCTTGTATCTCAGGTTAATAACTTAGCAATTGGGTTAGGATTTGCGTTACCGGTGTCTGGACCAAATGTACCAAATGTATACTTTGACGGAACAACCTTATCTACGGTAACCACATAATGACAGATGAGACTAACCAAAGAATTCTTAATGGAGCAGCAACTTATATTGCTAATCCACAAGATGATGCCCCATTTCCAATAAGGGTTTTAGGTAGCCCTGCGCAACCAGGTCAGGTAATAATTGCATTGGATGAATATACCGGGATGTGGGGTGAAGGTGGAGGTGGTAGCACTCCTACAGGGCCCGCTGGTGGAGACCTAACCGGAACCTATCCAAATCCACAGATTGGCAAAATCACAAATAATGATTTAATTTTCTATGATGGTTCAACTGGCTACATGGAAGTGACAAGTGATGGTGTAAACTTCGTCAAGATTGAATCTCATTTACCTTCGTTAAGTATTGGTGGGACAGGGACAACCTTAAACTTTGATGGCGTAACTGTTGCAAATGGTTATGGTGAGTTTGAGTTTAATTTTACCAATGTAAATCTGCCTTATACATTGCCAGGGGCCCCTGCTCCGATGGATGGCTATGTATACACTTATGTTGCGGCGAATGCAGATTGGGAACCTAGACAATCCGCTGGCGGGCCTCCAACGGGTCCAGCAGGGGGCGATTTAATCTTTACCTATCCTAATCCAATTATTGGAAGCATTACCAATGATAATCTTGTGTTCTATGGTGATTTGCCTTATGCAGCGATTAAAACAGATGGTGGGGTAAGTTATATTACATTTGAAAGTTATGTTCCAACATTCAACATTGGTGGAACAGATACTATATTAAATTTCTTTGGAGTAAATGTAGCGAATGGATATGGTGAATTTCAATTTGATGGGTATGGGGTAAATATTCCATATTCATTACCTACAGCACCTACTCCCATGGATGGCTATGTTTTAGTTTATAATGCTGGCAATCAGGATTGGGAACCTCAAGCTCCAAGTGGAGGAACAACAACATTAACAGGAGATGTTAACGGTCCTAGTAATGCAAATATTGTAAATTACCTTACTGGCAATCACTCGGATACTACATTATCAATAACAGGAATACATAGAAGTAGCGGCGGCAACACTTCAGATGATAAGATTATTTCTTATAATTATAATGGCGCAACGAATGAGATGGATTTCCAAACACAAGGTGGTGCCTTCGGTCCAGCTGCTGCATTTTCCCAATCTTTATCAGTTCCAAGCGCATTTACAATTCCAAATATTGTCAGTTTCAATACAGAGAGTACAATAAACAGTGGAAATATATCATTAGATGTATCTACGCCTAATAATTATTCAGGGACCGCATGTCAAGCAAATATGAGTTTTAATGCAAATACAAGTAATTCACAAATCATTTTTAATGCATTACAGGAAACTATATCAAACAATTGGTCTACATATTTCTTCACTGAAGCAAATGGAGTATCAAGCAATTCAACTATTTATATAAATTCAAGCTCTGGTACACTTGGTGAAATTAAATTAGCGCTAACCTCTACTTCCACATCAGATTTTAGTATTACCACAAATACTTTTACATTAAATGGTGTCGTAATTCCTAACACTCCCCCTTCCGCTGGACAAATATTGCAGGCAACAAGTCCTACAGCAGCCTCTTGGCAAACAATATCTACAGCGCAAAAACCAGATTATACAACTCAATTCATGTATTTAGGATATTAAAATGACACAAACTCTTAAATGCTTAGCTCAAGCACTGCCAACACCCAATACACTTACAACATTGTATACAGTTCCAAGTTCTACTTCAACTGCGGTATCATCATTAGAAATTTGTAATCAAAGTCCATGTCTTATTACATTTTTCGTATCTTATGCAATAGCAGGAGCATCAGATACACCAGCGCAATATATATATAGTCAAATGCTATTGAGTCCCGGGATCACTTATCAAGCATTAATTGGTATCACTATGGCTCAAACAGATCAATTAAGAATGAAATTTATAAAACCATCGTCATATAGTGGAGCTGTAAATGTTTCGGCTCAATTATTTGGATGTGAAAACTCTTAAAGGAAAATATGTCAGGACCATCACAATTCATATCAGGTATCGTTGGGGGAGACTTATCAGGAGCATTACCCAATCCTGAAGTTTCCGGCGTTTTAGGTTATCCAATTGCTCCAACTACATTAACATCTGTAGAGGATGGCTATGTATTGACGTATAGGCATGATGCGGGTGAAATGGAATTCTTACCACCCTCTGGCGGAGGTGGAGGTAGTTTCACTCCTGGTGGAGATCTTTCTGGCTCCGATATTAATCAAACTGTTGTCGGTATTCAAACCAATCCTGTTCAATCAGGAACATTGGGCCCAAGCGAGGATGGCTACGTATTAAGCTGGAATAATGTCGCAAGTGAATTACAATTCAAACCCGCACCAAGCGGATTTACTGCCGGAGGGGATCTTTCAGGAACCTCAACAGATCAAGTTGTACAATCTATTCAAGGTGTTGTAATTTCTGGAACACCATCATCTGGTCAAGTATTAACAGCCAATACCCCAACTACAGCTACATGGTCCACTCCTGGTGGAGGTGGAACAACAAGCCAATTACTCACATCTTCTGGAGCATTTACTATACCACCAAATGTATACAATCTTTCCATTACGATGTGTGGTGGTGGTGGCGGTGGTGGTGGCGGAAGTGGTCTTAATGCAATTGATGGTGGTGGTGGTGGTGGTGGAAGCGGCTACTTTGCTTCTGGTATTTTTGCAGTTACACCCGGTGATGTTCATTCCTATACTATTGGTGCTGGTGGTGGCGGTGGTGCCGGTGGTAATCCTCTTGATGGTGCAGATGGAACCAATGGGGGAACAACAAGCTTTAGTGTTTTATTAACAGCTAACGGTGGATCTGGTGGTGGTGGATCTGTTAGCGGTTCAGGTGGCGCTGGCAATGGTAGTGGTGGATCTGGTAGTGATGGTTCTCCACAGCCAGGTGGCACAATAACACAAACGAATACAATCACATTATATAGTGGTGGGGCAGCCGGTACTAATAATGGAGATGTTACCGGTGGTGGTGGTGGTGGTGCTGGTGTTGGTGGCAATGGTGGTGCTGGCGGTGGAGATGATGGATCTGGTCTCAATTGTACCCCTGGTGCCAATGGTACAGGTTATGGCGCCGGTGGTGGCGGTGGTGGTGGTTTCTATAGTGATTCTGGTGGTGATAGTACAACCGGAGGAAATGGTGGAAACGGAATAAGCGGATTCATTGCCGTAAGTTGGTAATATGGAAGAAGAATTACACAAACTATTCGCTACATTAGTCGGCATCGGATCAGCCCTATTACAATCCAGCATTGTAAAATCTATCTTCATTGGCGTAAGTGTCTACATAATCACCCACACCATTAGTTATCTTGTTAAAAGACTTATACATCTCAAGGAGTTTTAATATGCCATTTACAGTTTGGAATCCAGTAACAAAACAATACGAAACTACAGAAACAGATCCTAATGCTCCGGCTCCAGTGGCCCCTGCTACCCCAGCAGTCCCAACGAAGCCTACGCCAAAGCCAGTAACCCCAGGGCACCCTGGTCATACCCCTCCAATGCCCACAGCCCCAGCTAACCCTGTCCCTCCTCATCACCCTGTGGCCCCTACTCATCCGGTTCATGCCCCTCCAGCTCCAAAACCCCCTACTCCTCCTGCTGTCCCAGGACCCACAGTTGCCACACCTAACGCAACCCTAACTATTGAAAAACCTTCCCCAAACACAATCAAAACCACAGGTAACAACACATTCATTACCTGTCCCCACTGCGGTGTTTTAGTAGCAAAGATAAAGTCATGAATGTAACAAATCTTTTAACATTACTCGGAAAACTAGATGGTTCTGTGGCAGCTATCGCCGCTGCATACAGTGTATATGACCCAGCTCATGTTCAAGTTGCAATCTTAGTCTCTGGAATAACCGGAGCAATTGGAACCGCCTTGAATGCTGTAGCTAATTATCTTGGGAGTGGAAACGTATTCACATCTAAATAACCTAGTAATTATCCGATATAATATTCCTTATGCGCATAAAGAAATCATCATATCTAGTAAAGCCAATTGATCATTACAAATATGTGTCTCAGCGAGTCAATATGACTGCTGAAGATGTATTTTGGCAAAAGATTGAACTTCAAGCCAATGCTATGCTTGGGCTTAGAGATAGTCGCCACTTATTACCAGTTGGCGACATGCATCCTTCTGACTCTTATCAGTATATTCTAAAAGAAAGATTTATCGCAGATAAGATACATTCAAAGACAGGAAGGGATAGTGATGGGCAGGATGAGGATGCTAAGGGCTCCATTCTATCTACTCTAGATACATTTAAGTTTTTCGAGTCTGATCCTGAAGATGTTAGATTGATAAAGGATAAAATAAAGGATAGGGTTTTTGAGCTTGCGAGAGAGATTGCGACGAAGAGACAATCTGAAGTTATGGAATTGATGCTAGATGGTTATAAGCAAATGGAGATGGCTCAAATTCTTGGGGTTAACCAAAGCTCAATTGTGAAATGCATTGCAGGGAATGTGGAATATAAGAATAGAAAGCATAGAAATGGTAAGAAGCGTTATGGTGGGTTGGGAAGGAAATGTTTTAAAGCATTACAGAAAGATGAAATCTATTTAAGTTTAAAAGAACAATTAAATTATTTATTATCCTCACCAAAATTTTAATAATAATGCTACTCGGTCTTTGACAAATTCAGATATTACAACTATTTTTTTTATCTTCGTATCTATCTATTTGTTTACTCATGAGAAAGTTAGCCATAGGTCAATTTGTTTGTGGTACTTGCGGATCCATCTAATTGCGTCAGCCGCATTGTAAAGCAGTCTGTCGTAATTTTTGCAATTGAAGTTAGGTCTTTCCATGAGATAGCGATAATTATCGATAGCTAAGTCTGGAGTCAGTTGCCTAATCCACTTTCGAGTTTCTAATCTATATTTTTTTCTACTAATTTTTCTTCGTTTCATTTGGGTTGGGTGCCTCGCTATCATGAAAAAGTTAGATAGACTTTAAGTTGTTCTTCGGTGATATCAAATGGACAGTCGTACATCTTCTGTCTATCATCTTCATACATCCTAACTGTTTTCATGAAAATGTCACCATAATTCTTAATCTATTAGCTAATTCGATTCTATTTAGTTTTTCAGCAGCTGCAATAATAGTTTGGGGATTATCCATAAAATATCTTTTAATCATAACTCTATCCTTATCCAAGCAATCATCTTTGTAAGAGATATACTTTTTAATGAATACATAAGTTTCATTTGTAATGAAATCAATTACATGTTCGTCATCAAATGGTTTCATTCTTTTGGCTACATATCCTACAATTGCTTTTTGAGTTTTCATCCGAATACCATCTGTTAATTCAATCATTCTGTGCCTCTTGTTTCCGCATCGGTATCGTTTTCTTCTTTAATTGCCTTATTCACTAACATTATTAATTCCGTATGTGCTTTATCAAACTCTTTGAAGGCTTTTGTTAGGCGCTTGTATGTTTTCTCATCAATATCAATTGTTGCCTCGACACAATAATTATTATCTGTAAAGCTATACATTGGCCACCATTCATCTTTCATTACATTGTATTTCATTTAGCTCCATTATATTTGCGCAAAATATCTATTGCGGCTTGTAATTCATCAATAGTTGGAATGGTGAATATTTTCTTTTTATTAAGATCAACACTGCCATCTAATGTGCCTTTACATTGTTCAAGAAACCTAATAAGCACAGGCGCAAAATCCACCTTTTCGTTGGTTGGGGCTTGGCTTGCTGCTTCTTTCGCCGCCGCTTCTGGCTTATAATCATCAAAATCTTTCATTAATTTTTCTGCTGCTTGATTTTGTTGTTTCCAAAATTGTTCATGTGGCTTAGCCGCCGCTTCTTCTTGATAAGCTCCACCACCAAATTCAACAGGTGTCATCATATATAGTTTCTTCATTTGCTCATCCCAAGCGTTATTCACCTGTTCTGCTTGTTCATCGGTTAGCTTTAATTCTCTTCCGGCAAATCTTTCTGGCGGCGCTGCTGCTGCATCCCATACTTTTTCTTTCTTCCAGATATATTCACAATTCTCTTCGTTAGCCTCTCGTAATGAATAGATTTGCTCTTCTAATATTCGATAATTCTTTGAAGTTTCGGTGCGGAGGTTTGCGACTTCGGATTCAAGCGCCGCAATTTTATCTTCTAATTTACATACATTTGGCCATTCGCTTTCTAACATCTTTTCAAGAAACAAAACTCTATTCTCAAGATTATTCATTATTTTCTCCATATGGCACATTTATCATTTACATATACATCACAAGCCGGATCAACATGAAGTCTTAAGTAACTTGGGCACTCAACTGTTTTGGCGCTCTGAGGCATCATTCCCCCACGAAGATCAGACATCCCCACAACCTCTACACAGCTGCCATCCGCATTGCGAACAATTTCGGAGGTGCAGCCTGCTAACATAACCGCAGCTAATATAATTGTAATAATTCTATTCATTACTTTAACTCCGCTGGTTTTACGTCATACATTCTGCACAATTCTAACCCAAGCTTATTATCTCTCTTGAATACTTCAAAGAGAATATTAAGTACCAATTGTCTTGCCTTATCTGGTGGCACAACGCCTTCAAAGTATTTGAATACTGCCTCAACCGCAACTGGATCAGTTGTCGTGATCACGAAATCATCTTTCTCAGTATGAAAGGTCACCTTTTGTAGCGAGGTATTGGCGATAATCTTATCTAATTTATCGTTTATTTTTCCGTAGAGACCATTTTGTAGATCTTGCATAAGCCAATCCCAAACATTACGATCAATAACTCGGTAAAGGTATTCTTCAGCTGACATATGTGACGCTTGATAATCTTCCCATGTAATTTTCTTTTCCATTTTATTCTCTCTTATATGTGTTTTGCGGTTTCGATACCGGCGATGAAAACGATTGTGCATGCGCCGACGATTGCCATCATTTCTTTAATTCCTTAATATCTCTCAATTTATCAGCGGTAAGAAAATGAGCTGGTTTCCCGAGAAACCCAAGATCTTCTTCTACCCCTTGCTCAATCACATCTGTTCCATAAGCCCATCCCATAAGATACAGAAGGGGAGCTTTACCCAAGACCAACACATAAACACTGAATTTGTCATCTCTTGGTCTTACAACTAATCTTCCCGTTTTCTCAGCACACCATCTAACCTGAACAAATCCCACATCCGGGATATGCTTTGGAGAGTTAAAATGAGGTGTCCACTTCAATTTGAGAAATTTTGCCACAGCCAATTCAGCTCTCTGTGCCGCAATGTCGCTAGCTAAGAATTCTTCAGGACTAAGAATGGAATCCCCTACATAATTAGATTGATATTCCGAAAGCTCATGCATCAATTCGCCTGCAAGTTCCCCTAGCCTCATCTCTTGAGGCGTCAATTTGATCTGTTTCATTATCTTCCAGCCTTAAACTTCTTGAATTCCTTGTAAGCTAGGAAATCTGCCCAATCAGCGTCTTCCTGAGCAATTACCTCAGGTGGAACAACAGGTGGTAATGGATTAATATCGGTGCCATCCTCAAGAATTGGAAAGATATCTTTCATAACTTGTCCTTGTTGCTCCTGATATGCTTTGAAACCTAATTGAAGAAGATTGCGGTAGAATGAATTCTTTAGTTTGGCTTTATTAACGACTCGAGTTAGATTATATGCTTCTTCATAAGCTGCAAATTCATCACTTGTTACTCTGACATTGATGCCTCTAAGAGGCTTATTATTATTGATTCCATAATTGCTCATGTTATTCTCCTTGTCTATCGAGATAGTCTTTGATAAATGTTCTAATTAATGCTGATCTATTTAGATTATACTTTCTACAGTGAAAGTCAAAAGCGTTAAATAGATCATCATGTAGAACAATATTCATTTGGGTTTTGTCTGCCATGTGTTTTTTACGATTTTTATTGCTATCCATATAAGCTTATATAACGATACCTATGCTAATGTAAAACCAAATAAAAAGCCCCTAGCTAACTGAATAACTAGGGGCTTGGATGGTAAAAAAGAATATGCTGACCGAAGTGTCAACGAGAGTTTCTATATCGCCGGAAATATGAGTTTCTTCATCTCAATTTAAAAGGTGTTGAGATACCATTGCTAGATAAAAACAACATGAGTATAACAATATTTAATAGTGTCTCAGATGTAAAGGCTCTAAGATGCCATTGCTAGTACAATTCACTGATGATATAATAATTTCATGCTAAAGTCTCAGATATAAAGGCTCTGAGATGCCATTGCTAGCTCCATATTCAAGAACACCGTGACCACTTGAGATCCGTCTCAGATGTAAAGGCTCTGAGATGCCATTGCTAGGTTTGAGTTGCGATTGTATAAGTGCATTGATCACATGTCTCAGATGTAAAGGCTCTGAGATGCCATTGCTAGTACCAGAAACAGCAAAAAGTATAGCTTCGTCGCTTACGAGTCTCAGATGTAAAGGCTCTGAGATGCCATTGCTAGTTCTCGTGGGAGTAATTGAGCGTGGGTTTTATTATCGTCTCAGATGTAAAGGCTCTGAGATGCCATTGCTAGTTTTAACTAATGGTGCCACGATGTCCGATGTTTTAAATGTCTCAGATGTAAAGGCTCTGAGATGCCATTGCTAGATGTTGAAGTCAAGCGCTGGAAGCGCAATGCTGTCATGTCTCAGATGTAAAGGCTCTGAGATGCCATTGCTAGGGGTCTCGCAGACCCCCAATAATATCATGCGTTTACAACTTGATCTGCGAGAGCCTCCTCCTGCGCCAGCTTGTCAGCCTTGCGCTTGGTCCACTTGCCCACAAATTCCTCCGTATTATCAAGCTGTTTGCGCCAGCGAGAGGTGCCGGCATTTTGAGCAGCACTTCCCCTCTCGCACAATACAACCGCTGCATTCTGATCCTGATCCCATAGAGCCCCACATCCTGAACAAACATGATGAATGTATGCCGCTGCATCAAACTCATCCACCTGACCACACAAACTACATTCATGTGTAGAATATGCTGGATCTACTCCCATTACATTATTAAAAGCATTCGTCAATGCCTTGACCAATTCACTCACCCCAACAATCTGACGAATTTGATTGTGATAAGCTTTCTCTTCCGCAATCTTGCTGATATTAAAATCCTCCAATACCAAACAATTATACTTATTTGCCAGTTGAGCTGACCAAACCTTATACAATTCATCTCGACGATTGTAGAATTGATTGCGTACCCCTGCCTCATATTGAAGCAAATGCAACTCTCGTTTACACCATTCCAAATATGGAGTCATATCAACTCCATCAATTGGATTCTCTTTGAGCCAGTAGATAGCATGACGCAATCTATCCTTGCTCTTCCATTGTGATAGGTGTTGAAACTTTTCGGCTATTCTTTTGTTATTGTCCCCATTATCAAGGTAAGGGGATACCGTTTCCACAAGTTGCTTCAAACAAGCATTAAATAGTTCATCCCGAAGACTTTGAAGCTTAACACTATTGTCATATACTTCAATCAAACTATTAGGCAATACAAGACTTTCATCATCACTTGTATATCCTACCCGGATTCCATCAGGAAGTTTGCGCCACCCAATATCAACCGCTACCATATCTTCCGTTGTATTACGGATGACACTAGGCGAATCAACGGTGATACAACAGTACCAACGGTAGCGATAACTTTCCCATTTGGCATGAATTGAGATGCTTTTGATAATCCCATCCAATGGCATAGGGCGATGCATCAACATCGGAAACCTAGCAAATAGAATATCATTTCTTTTACCTGTCGGGCCATCCCCAAGTCTTACATCAAGATACATTCTTTCTTGTAGAGTTGTATTATCAGGTTGTTTAGTTATTCTTAGTTGAGTATGAGTTGTTCCAAATACATCCCTAACGAATTGGGTCTTATTCGCATTGCTTTGAAGCTGTACACCAATTTTGCCATCTTTGCTCCAACGTTTGAAGGCCACATTCTTATACATTGGGGTAGTTTTGCAAGCCGCCTCCACCGCTGCCTCCACTAGGAGGTAGGAACCCCAATAGACGCCACACAATGACCTCGCAAGCTTTGCTTGCTCATTGGCAGCCTCTGACGTCGCTTCAATCTTCAACTGAATTTCTGAATTTGATTTGAGAGCCTTCCTAGCATCTCGGAGAGATGCTCTGAGACCCTTGACGACATCGTTAGCATCTTTCTGAGCTTTCTTTTGGGTAGCGGTATCAGAGTTAGATCTGGTAGATTTACGTTGATTTTTGATAGCTTGGCTAGCGTTTTCAGCTTCAATCTCTGCCTCGGCTAGTTTCTGTTCTAGTTCAGAGACAGAGGCTACGGAGGATTGAATGGCTCTGATTTGATCTCGTTTATTGTTTTCGATTTCAATCAGTTTATTATAGTATTTGTGCATTTTGGAGAATGCATCGAATACTTTATCTTTGTTTTGGATAGGTTCAAGAAGGTGAAACTTATATACTTTCATTTGTTATTATCTTTCTCGGTTGTTTTTGGTCTCAATTCATAAGGTATTGAGATACCGTTGACTCTTCTATCATAGCACCAAGTTTTTAAGGCGCAAGCAAGTTTTTAAGGCGGAGAATTTTATTCTAATCTATCATCTGCTGTAATCATGTCTTCTATACGTTTACTGCGTCCCACCTTCACCGTTTTAGTTTGGCCTTTGATGGTGGCCTTGACCGGCTCTTGATAGTCGGTGAAGCCATGGTCTAGGACAGGCGGCTGGACCGCTGGCTGGCTTGTCTGAATAGGAGGACAGGCGGCTGGCTGGACGGCTGGCTTGTCCGTCAATGTTAGCAAGTGCTTCATCAATTCATTCCAAGTTTGGCTGCCTTTAATTGCCCGCAATTTTTGCGCCACATTATCTTCAAGTTTCATGTCAATTATTTTCATCTTATCAATTCTCTCTCTTCATTAGTGGCGCATGCGTTGCACCAATAGGTTTTTAATAGGTAAAACATCGGCGTTTCAATTGGAAAAGTATTCATGCACCTGCAACAGGTGAATGGATATGTGGCAGGCTTACGCTTGACCGCTGGATTATAATTGTCCATTAGTGCATTGAGTAGCCGGCTACAATTTACGCCTAACTTATCAACCATCCTCAAGAATCGGACTTGAGTCTCCTTGTCGAAAGTATTTCTTGTAATTCTGTTTTCCATGTCAATCCTTGTAATCAATTCCAGATAATAAAACCAATGTTATAAGAGGGGGTAAGGGGGAGATTAATACAATCATCAATTCATTTCAAACAGCAGGACGGGCCAGGGCCCTCTTAGGTTTGTCATATGTTATTGCATGTTTTCTCTGTTTTCTCTGCACATTGTTTTCCACATACATAAAGATCTATTCTCCACCCATTATTGTTTGTAAATTGCAATAATTTACAAAGAGTATTCTCCTTGCAATTGAAACAAATTGCCTTGATCCATTCTTCATCGAGTTGCTTCATGAGAATGTCGCCAATAACTTAACATAATCTTCTGTCAAGTCTTCTTTCTTTACATCCGGTGGTAAATCGCAAACATAAGACCAAATATCGGTTTCAGCGTTGTACAATAATATTTGGTATTCTTTTACAATGACTGGACCATTTACGAAAAATGGAAGTTGAACAGCTCTATTACCGAAATTTAAATTCACAACACCATAATTCTCCAAAAGAGCTACTTTGTCAAATAGGAATTCCATAAGGTCACTATTGACTGGAATAATTTGTGTATAGTTGTAGTCCTTTGGTAGAAGATGATAATGAAAACATGGCTGCTTAGAATTACAGATATCACATTGAATGTATTTTACTGGACGCAAAAATCCCCACCAACCTAAAATACTTATAATGGAAGCTAGAATTGGAGAAATCCAGTCATACCAATGATGATTAGCCATAAAGTCGATAGTAAGTGTTATTGATAACGGAATAAGCCATCTCAATCTTTTGAAGTCCCAATCTTTATATTCTTTTTGATGTTTGACCATTATCTCTTTATAACTCCAATATGTTTTACGCCAACCAAAGTCTTATCCCATTCCTTAAACGCCTGGTCCCAATCGGCAGCCGATGGCATCAGAGCATATTTTGCTAATTGCAAGTGAATTCCAGAATTATCTTTATGACTGGAACGCCTAAGGAGCTGCAATGCGAGTTTAGGATTTTCTGACATTGGATTCGATTACCTGTCCAAGCGACACAAGAATGGCGCTTAATTTTATCATTACATTATAACTGAAACAAGCAGCAGCAAGATAATACCAACCCATATAAGCTGCGATGCAAATTAGAGCCGCCGCAAATGCATCACTTCGAGAATGATTACGAAGATGTTTCATAGCATCAAATATCATTAGTTTTTCCTTCCGTTTTCTAGTTCAAGCACCGTTTTCAAATCACTAACCATATGGCCAGCCAACAATTTAGCCCAACCGATAGGATCTTTTACAGATGTTGCAATGATTTTCAACATCACATTGTAGAGAATATTGATGTCATCAGCTGGATTGCTATCCAAGGTATCAAGAAACTCTATGAGTTTATTTGCCTTAGCTGCTAACTCGGGTACTTCCTCTGCTTTTACGGGTCCAGTTTTCATTTTATTCTCTTTCATGCCGACGAAGCGGCGTTATAGTTGTCATAATAGCATCAGACTTGGCGGGCGCAAGCTCTGTCAATTATTTTGTATATTAACAGCGACGCATCGTTAACGCATGACCCTACCAAGGGGGCAACTTCAAATTGTCACAATGCAATTACTAACATGTAATTCACCCAAAGTGGAGTATATGTCAGCAATGTCAAAAAATTAAAGGAAATTTAGTCATGGCCTTTAATTATCCCGGATAAGAACAGTGAGTGTTCAGCGGTCTGTAAAATCGTCGCCTAGTGCAAGGTTGGTTTGATTCCAACATCCGGGACCAAGAGGTCTCAATCTTCTCAATTTAAAAGGTATTGAGATACCGTTATCATAAGTTATATACATTCTGTCAGGGCGTAGTGTCAGAGGATGTCTCTGAACAATTCCGTTTATCTTGTTCCGGAGCTCATTAATCACCTGACATCCAGTTTATCAAAGGAATAATATGAATAGTTCCGTCAAAAAATATCTGCTTATCCAAACCCATAATAAGCTAGTCAAGATGCAAACTAGAAACGCTAGCTTACCTAGACATAATCAAACCATCGCTTGCACCGAAAATCTCTGCAAAATCTGTAATAAATTCGCATTCAAACAAATGCAAATTCGTAAACTCAACAATAGATTCAATGAACTAATGCAATTGAATAATGTATTACCGCAATTACCTACAAATGAATCGGAAGAGATGCTTGAGACTCTTTGCCCATAAGGAATAAATGACCAGGTCTCAATTTATAAGGTATTGAGATACCGTTAAGGAAAATATATGACAAGTAAAGTTATCTTTTATACACAATACGCTAACGGCAAAACAAAAAGCATGGAAGACAATCTAATTGACATCTCTTGGGAAGAGAATATCTGTGTGGTTTTGAATAAGGAAGAAGCTCTTGCATACGCCAGAAAAATTTCCCCATGGAAGAATCAATTCGTAATCAATAAAACAGATGATGGGAAGGAAAGTAAGTTTAAATCATTTGTATTCGAAGGCGGCGTATACAAGGTAATTTGTATCTTTGGAGATGCGCAATGATTGTAAAAGAGGGTTCAGGATATTCAGTGAAATCAGAAGATGGAAAAAAGCATCTCGGTGGACCATATAAGACCAAAGAAGAAGCTGAGAAACGCCTTCGTGAAGTTGAGTACTATAAGCATCATCCGAAACATTTGGGAGAGGATTAAATGGCGTTAAAAGATTTCTACTGTCCTACCTGTGACCATATGTTTGAGGAACTTATCTGGTCCTATGAATCTACGGTTCCTTGCGAAAAATGTCAAGCCCCATTAGAGCCTGAAAACTTCTGCATTGAATACACTGGAAAGAGATCCCCAAAATACTTTGAGATGCATCGCAAAGCAGTCCTAATGCGAAAACGTATTACAGGTCAACTACCTTGGCGAAAAAATTCTGAAAGCCAAACAGATTAATTGACGACAACATTTTTCCTGCTAACCTCCTCTTATGGATGAAGCCAAAAAGTTTCCGCACATACACCCACATTATCTATCCCGCCGCAACAATCACGGCACCTACGCCAGATCTTCCCCTGACACCATCGCAGGGATTCCAATTGTCATTTTCTATTCAATGATGATGCAAGGTACTAAACGACTTGTATACAACAATAAAACCATTAGAATCATTGACCGATTTGCCGTAATCCAAGATAATGATAAAGAATATGTTTATCAAATGCGTCATTCTTCATTGGAAGGTCAAGAATTGGTTAGAAAAGCCAGAAAAGAGCTAATCCAATTGCCTCAACTGGAAGAAGAGATTCAATCTTCTAACTTCACATTGACCAGGTTAGATAATGAACAAATCGTTTCATTCAAAAGAGAATACTATGAAACGGAGTATTCTCATAAGGATTGCTGTATTGTTATTCCTGAGGGTTATCAAAACGATTATGATTGGTGATCTAACATGGCATATTGGGATAGTTCAAAATCTCCCAAATCATGGCGAGTACAATACCATAGACCCCATAGACCAAGAAAGAGAAAGATCTGCAATAGGTGTGGCAAACGTCGCCTTCACTATAGAGCCGGACCAAAACCTACCGCCCGTAACCCTGACGGCTTTGCCACCATCTGCATCCAATGCCTCAAAGAAAGATACCACTCCAACCCAAAAGTAAGAAAGAATATCTATCTCAATAGAAAACAAAAATACGAAAGAAATCGTCTCTACATTGCTGAATACCTAAAGACTCACCCATGTATCAATTGCGGTGAAGATGACCCCTGTACATTAGATTTTGACCATGTAAGAGGTAGAAAAAGGAAGAATGTATCAAGGATGGTTGTAGATGGCTACTGTATTAAAACTCTGCAATTAGAAATAGATAAATGTCAAGTATTATGTTCCAATTGTCACAGGAAGAAAACCGCCCATCAACTGCGCCACCACAAGGTAAGGTTGCCGCCAGGCACAAGTTATGCTACGCCCCCTGTATGACCCCTCAAGAGTGGGTATCCTATGTTTGCCTGGGGAAAACTGGTGCTGTACTTCCGGAGAAAACAGTAGAAAAGTTTTCTTTTGATCTTGACGCCTACATCCAAGCCGATAACATGGGCGTCCTCAACACCGGAGTCTTTCCCATGTCAATCAGTCTCGGTGAATTTATCATCAAGAACCCCAAGACTCAGCAAGTCGACAGAGAGCAAACCATCGAATTCTTTACAAAACAACTCGATGAGTGGCTCAAAGGAAGGCAAGAGCAAGCCGAAAAGTATCGCCAGGCTGTCCTGGCGGTCTTCAAACGCTACAAGAGCCCTAGAATCGGGGCAGGGATGCTTGCGGATTACGCCATCTATGAGGCTGGATTGCTCAATAATGTTGAGAATATGCAGCTCATAGAGGATACAATTGACTACATGCTGGATGATGGTACCTTGCTTAGGTTCGGCACCAAAGGCAAAGGAGCAGGGATCCAACTGTCTCAGATCAAAAAAGGCTCTGAGATGCCGCTAGAAGAAGAGGAAGAGACCAAAGAAGAAGAGACAGAAGAGGAGACTACGGAGGAAGAGGTTGAGGAAGAGCCTGAACCGCCTGTAGCACCTATTCCCATAGCAAAGAAACGGGCTAAGTAGCCCAACCTAGACTATCAAGGCCTGGATCTTATGGATCTGGGCCTTAGTCATTTGCAGCTTTACAGCTCATCAGGAATTCAATCCAATTCAATTCATAGAGACTAATAAACATTTTCATTTGCATTCACCTTTCACAGTTATTGTAGCAGAGATGGGGGAGGGGTCAATACCACCCCTGTAATATTTTTCCCAAATTCCAAAAAGTTTCTCGGGCAAAAGTCAATTTTCCAATTTTGAGAATTTTTAGGTTCCCCCAGACAATCTGTTTCCAAAAATTCAAATCAAAATCCTAATTCGACAACTAATCCCACAATGTGCGAAAACACCTACATATCCAAAGATAGACTTCGGATTACATAGCAGTCTCTAAACCTGCATTGCTTCGATTAGGTTTTCCCCGTTACATCAGTAGAGAACGACACTTTCTAGAAAAACATTAGTTATTTATTGGCGGAAATTTCTCCTACATATGGGGCAACCTATCCAAGCAACGCCCCATAAAGATAGCACCGCAAAGACCAGGCGCAACCTACTTGTAATAATTCTCCTACCTTACCCCAATTCGATTCAAACCTTTTCAGATACAACCGAATACAGCCAGACGATACCATGTGCGCAATCGCCACACCCTGGCACTAATCGACACATGCCACATAACTGTAATATTGTCCCACATAGGAATCATAACTTGCTTACAACGCCACACACTCATCCCAAGGCGCTGCTCATACCAATTCACAAGCGCCCACCTAAGCCCATCATGTGCGGCAAACGCCACAATAACGCCAAGAATCAAGCCAATAACAATCGAGGTAATCATTCGTCCGTCCCTTCAACAATAGAGAACGGATCAAACCTGTAAACCTTTAGTCTTTTCGTATCAACCTTATTCTTTTCTTTGGCATTGCTATTGCTCTCTTCACAATTCATACCAATTACTCAAGCTACTCAGGGAGACAGGTAACCCTATCTCCCTTGATGTAGTAGTTTTACTTACGCCGCTGCAACCTTCTCAGCGTCACGGCGCAGCACTCCGCCGCCCTTACCCTTGGCCAGCTTATACTTCCCGTCTTCCTTCTTATCCTCCGCCCTCACATAATCCTTTGCCGCTTCAATCGCCTCATTGCCCCCACCTGCCGCCGCCATGTAGGCAAGCTCAGGCAATGTAATCGTCTTCCGCCCAGCACTAACCATATCAGAATACACTTGGTCAACCCTACTCCCAACAGCCTCCAATTCCTTACCCAAACCTTCCAGCGCCTTGCTAAACGCACCTTTCATCCCCTTCGTATCAATCGCACCCTCAGCCGTATACATAACCTCAACCGTAATCGCCTTCATGATATTATCCTACCTTGTCTTTTCAGAATCAATCTTGTTTATACAGGGGTTATTCCCTGATCAGATTACGTTATTCCAAACAAGAATAACATAACCTACATCAGGCACTAACTACTTAGATCAAACGAAGGTAATAATCTTCCAGAGCTTGACCTTCCAAACCATCCACTATCACACTCTTGACCATCCAATCATACTTGCGCCTTTCCTCCAGTGTAAGTTCATGAAGTTTCTTTACCACTTTTACAACACTTTGCTTTTTAGCAGCCATTATCTTACCTAATTCTTTCCTGGCATAATCGCCATTCAATATACTAGCACCCAGCAATCAAGCTGCAATGCCTTTTCTTGCCCCTTGGCTGACCCAAGAAACGCTTTCCAATTCCGCTTGGACCTCCTCTAGCACCGATTCATCCAAATCTACAGCCTCGCTACAGACAATCTCATCACCCACAAGGTAATGAAACGTACCATTCGCAAAGTCTTCAACCGTAATAACTTTCGTCGCCATCTCAGCATCCTTCTTTCTTGTCTGCCCTCAGACTCAATAACTATAATCCTAATCCGAACAGAGTCAAACCCAATTCAAAAACTTTTTAGCAGGCAAGAAAAAAGAATCAAACCTACACCAATAACAATCGCTACAAGAGGACTGTAATTAGTTACCCAATCACCTTTCCCCACAATAACACTAACGCCCTCTTTCTTTTCCTGCTCATCAATATAAGCAAAGGTAAGATTACAATAACGGATAACCCCTACCTTCTCAAGAAAAGTGAGCTTTCTACATAACTCAGCTTCCGCCAGGTCAATAGCCTCACTCAGTGCCGTTTCCTTCTCTGATCTGCTCATCATGATAAGAGAGTACGGATCAAGACTGCTTTTCTTTAGCCTGATCTGTATAATTCTTTTGGTAATAATTACGAATAATTACGGTGTGAATGCTTATGAACGTGAATTGGGGATATATGGCTTATGATGAATAAAGGTAATTATCATGCGAGATTCAAGGATAGGTCTCATAGAACCGCACATGTAGTTCTAACTCCTGCTTTATGGGCTGCAATAGATCTCATTCACACCGCAAACCCATCTTGGGCCCGTAATAAGATAATTAACTACATGCTCTCCGAATACATCAAGCAAAACTACAACATAATCAATGACTTACAGGATGCTACAGATGACGAAACAGAATAAACCTTTTACACTTGATGACGTATACGACTTGCTAGGCAAGTTCGCATGTATTCTAAACGATGAGGCAGACCGTATAATGCATATATCACCTGACAAGCGTACATCTGCTGATATAAAGACTGCAATATCATGCACTTCCTCACTTGTAGCAATACAGAAGGATCTTCGTATAGAGAAAGAAAGTATCACACAAGAGCTACGTTTGGTGCCAAAGGAGAAACTAAAGGGAATTGTGGGACAAGCGAATCAATTAGGTTAACTTGTATTACATGATCTTTTTACATGATTCTTGCAATAGCAAAGCGCATTCCAACAATGTGGCCCAATTCTTGTAAAGACAATTATCATGCCGTTTACCGTATACGCATAGTCTGATATAAAGTAAGTGTATACCGTATACAGGAGTAATAATGAGTAAAGCTAAGAGCCCAGATAAGGAAGTCGTAATAAGTATCAGATGTAGTCAAGAGTATAAAGCCAAGCTACTTGAAGCAGCTAAACAGAAAGATATGTCAGTCTCAGAGTATGTAATCTTCTGTATTGATAACGTAGAGATATATGCGGCACCACTAGTTGTAGGTGTAGATCCTGGTGTGGAGGCGGATGAAGAGGTCTACTTACTTAGCCGCAATAATAACCTACATGTATTACAGAATGATAGACTTATTCCAATTACATCAGCAAAGAAGCTACGTAAACCCAAGAAGCCAGTAAAACATACATGTGATCCAACTGCATTCTTATGCAAGGAAGGCTTATGTGTAGGGCCATCAGAGTAGAATGTCATACAAGGAACAATTACGTAAGAGAATAGCTGAGCAAGAGCTACAACGGATAGAGGCTGAAAGAGATGTGGCAGAATTGTTTCTCTTATACGCCACCAGGAATTGTCAGTGGCAACAAGACTGCGTAAGGGACACCTGTCTGCATAAAGCTCTCTACGGTGAGCGTAGAGGCGGCAAAACATCACTTATGGGTATCTCCGCCATCTATACTTGTCTTCTTACCCCTTACTCCAAAGTCCTATACTGCGCCCTCACCCAGGATAGCTGCCGTAAGGTTATGTATGATGGCGTCTTATCTATGCTCACTAGAGAGGCTGCCAAAGGTGGAATACCTATTGTCTGGAAGCTTGTAGGTGGAGACAGGGTAGAGTTTGACAATGGGTCAATCATCTACCTTGTGGGATTAGATGCGAATAAGAAGGAGAAAGATAAGGTCAGAGGTGTCAAGACAAGTCTGAACATGTTGGATGAAATGCAATCTTTCACCCAAAACACTCAACTTATCCTACAAGAAGTCTTAGGCCCTACCACAGCAGATACTAAGGCACCCACAATATTAGGTGGGACAAGTGGGAATAGTCTTGGAAAAGGTTATTGGTGGGAGATAACCCATGATAATACCAAAGCTAACCCAATAGCCTACAGCAGTTTACATCCAGAATGGAAAGTATGGCGATGTGAGTGGAGTAAGAACACTAACATAGATGAGATGACTGGCAATAGGATCTGCGACAACGTAGCGGCGTATCTTGCGGAGTTACAGAGTAGGCATCCAGGGATTGAATTAACCAACAGTTACCGACAAGAGTGGAATGCTGAGTGGGTAGCGGAGGAATCGGTTCTTATCTACCGTTTCACCAGAGCAAACGTCATCACTGACCCTAGTTGCGTTGAGATACTTCCAAAGAATACTCCACCCCACATCTTACCTGCGAGAATACCTCATCCTGACGTAGGGTTCCTTGCTACCGCCGTATACATCTTGGGAATAGACCTTGGCTACAATGACCCTACAAGCATGACTGTGGTATGTTATAATCTTAAATATAGTAATCGATTATATGTGATTGAATGTTTTAATAAAGGTCAGATGTTAGTGGGGGAAGTTGCAGAAAAGATTCAATCATTACAGCGTCATTATAAGTTTGCTCATATGGTTGGAGATAGTTCTTCATTACAAGTATTTGAGACATTGAATCAAGATTATCATTTATTTATTGAAAAGGCAGATAGAGCAGGGAAGCTTAGTCATCAGTTAGTATTGAATAGTGATCTTCAGACTAGAAGTGTTATATTTTTACCTGGGACTGAAGAGCTTCAAGATCAGCTTTCTAAGGTTCAATGGGAGAGAAAGGCATTGGAAGAGGGAAGGTTTGTCGAAGACCCAAAGTTCAAGAATGATCTAAGTGACAGTTTTCTCTACGCTCACAATTACAGTAGAGCTGCCTGGTATACAGCGCCCAAGGTCAAGTATGTTCCGACGACTCCAGAAGAATTTAATAAAGAATTATGTAGAGAGTTAATGGGGAAGAATAAACCTCAGGCATTATGGAGTGGTATTAATTTTGCTACCCCTGGGAAGAAAAGATGATCTTAGTAGATACAACAATAAGACTTGCCACAATCGATGATCATCGATTCATTCTTGATTCATGGGTTAAGTCAATGGCGCAAATTTACCCAAATAATTACGACAAAGAATTCAAAGGTAAATATAGACTTCATTGTCAACAACTACTTGACAAAAGTTTAGCTATGATACAGGCGTTAACAACGGATTCAGAAGAGATAATTAGTTATGTTGTGTTTCAGAGTTTTCATCATAAGCTTGTAATTAACTACGCTTATACGAAGGCAGATGCTAGACGACAGGGTAAAGTTAGAGAATTACTTCAATATCTAAACCCAGAGAATCATCTTGTGATATTTACTCACCCATGTAGAAATGAAAATATAATGGAAGCATTTGTTAGCAGGTTTCATTATGACCCTAGTATATTGGAGTTAATTTGAGAATACATTTAGCAAAGACATGCAGTGCATTTGATTACAAAGACGTAATTATTGTAGATAAGGTGATTTATAGAGAGAATAGGGTGTTATTAACGTATCTTAACAAGAAATTAGTGGTTCCATTTAGTAATATTCTTGTTATGGAGGACGATGAATCTTAACGATGTTAGTGTAGAAGCGATAGAGAATATGATCAAACTGATGGTAAAGCATCAATTGCAAGAAATCTCTATTGGTGAGGTTAAGATTGTTAAGACGGTTCATCTTCAACCTACGCAACGCCGTCGTAGAGGTAGACCTGCCAAGGTAACGCCTCAGGTTCAATCGCTAATTCAAGATGCCCCAATGATGGCAGGGGTACCAGAGGAAGTCTTATATGCGGTCTCTGGCCCACCCAAGAATGGCTACAGCAATCTTAAAGCTTCTAATATCCTTCCTAATTGGAATAAAGCTTCAGGAGAATAATGTATACGAAGCGTAGTGGAGTAATCTAATGGTAAAGAAATATAAATCCCACAATGTAAAGGCCAAGCCTCCTGAAATCGTAGATAATAACCCCAAGACTAAGGTTACAGGCTTAAAGACATTTTCAGATCAAAATAAACATTGGTATGATTTACCTACCGAAGCAATTGGCGCTGCAATTAAACAAGTTGTTATTCAAATAGATACAAATAACAAAGATATCACATCACAATTTGATATCTATGCGAATATGTATGGTAGTTATGAGAATACAGGGTTCAATGTAATGGATCAGAACCAATTAACATTTGATACCTCAACAAATATTCCAACCTATAATATCGTACAATCTATCACAGATACATTAATGAGTCAGATTGTCGAAGATAATCCTAAGCCTGTGTTTATTACTAGTGGGGCAGATTACTTTACGAAGCTTAAGGCAGAAAAGCAAACTCAATTTGTTCAAGGTATATTCCAGCAAACTAATTTCTATGATATCATTAATAATCAAGTCTTAAGGGATGCTGCGATTCTGGGAACAGGATCAATTAAGTGGAGAATAACCAAAGATAACAAGATTGCTTGTGAATGGGTCTTCCTTGATGATATTAAGGTTGATAAGGTAGATAGCTTTAAGAAGCTTCCAAGATCACTATTCTTTTGTTCACTTCAACAAAAAGAAGTATTGCTTGAAGAGTTTCCTGACTCGGCAGAAGAATTAAACTCATTATGTTCACAACACCCTGAATACTTCCGTAGTAGAGATACTGTTGTAGAGGTAATGGTAACGATTGAAGCTTTCCATTTGAAATGTGGGGACAAGCCAGGGCGCCATATAATTACTTGTGAAGAAGTTGTATTGCTTGATGAAGAATATGATGAAGATTATTATCCTTCCCCAATATTCCAATTAATAAATAAGCCAACAGGACTTTATGGAAGAGGGGTCACCGAGACCGTCTATAGTGATCAGATTGAAATTAATAAGCAATTATTAATGATTCAACAGATACAAGAATTACAAGCGGCACCTTTGATTTTGCTGCCAAACTCGGCGCAAATCTCACAAGATGTAATTGGATTAAATAATATCGCCCGCTTTGTTCCATATGCTGGTCAAGTTCAACCTACATTCGTTTCACCACAGGCAGGAGATCCACAACTTTACAGTCATTTGCTTTGGAGAATTCAAGCAAGTTATCAAGAGTTTGGAATCTCACTTACCCAGGCTGCCGCAGTAAAGCAACCAGGAGTAGATTCTGCTGTTGCAATGCGTACGATGATTGACGTACAGAATAAGAGATTTATCCAAATCCAAAAGAATTGGCAAAAGTTTGTCATTGATAATGCTTCGGTTGTAATGAAACTTGCAAAGAAAGCTTATGAGAAAGATAGTTCATTCTCAGTTCAATATACTGATAAGAAATCTAAGATGATTAAAGAGATTCCTTGGAAAGATATCAATGCCCCAAATGATGAATTCGTTATTCAGATTGATACGACTTCAAGTTTTCCTGCTTCTTTCTCAGGTAGAGTTTCAACGGTAATGGATATGTTTACCACCGGGATCTTTTCACAACCTAGAACACTTGAGATGTTGGGAATGGATCCTGATCTTGATGAAGAGTATCGTAGACAAACATCATCTTTGCGTCTTTGTGAAAAGAGACTCAGTGATATGGTAGAGAATAATATCTATTACAAACCAGAACCTTACATGGATACCAAGCTAGCTCAGAAGACATCAGAAATGATATATAATCAGCTTGTGATTGATGAATGTCCTGAGGAAAGATTACAGTTGGTTAGAAATTGGATTAATGAGTTAGCTATTATGAATAGCTCTCCAGATCCAAGACTTGCACAACTTCAACAAGCATTCGCAGATGATGGGGCTCAGCAAACAGGTGCACCATCTGGGCCTGCCCCTGCCCAACCCGGCGCAACCGGTGTTGCTCCACCTCCCCCACAACAAGTCGCACAATAAGGATAATGAATGACTAATTTCAACCCAGGCATAGTGCCACAAGGCCCAGCCCCTTCAGTAGGATCTAACCCAGGACAACGCACCACACAAGGTGCAGAGGTAAAAGTAAAAGTCCCAGGGATAGCCCAATATAATCCAGATACAAAAATGCCTGGTGAAGCTAGACCTTGGAATGTTACCTCAGTAGAAAAGAAACCTGCTGCCGAAAAGAAGGAAGCAGAAGTAAAGGTAAAACCTATCCCTACAGATACAGAGGCACAAAAGGCCCGTCATGAAAAGTGGAAAGCTGAACAAGCGGCAAAGAAAGAAGCAAAAATTAAGGCTGATAATGCAAGAGCCGCTGAAAAGCAAGCATTAGCTAGAGATTATCTAAAGGAAGGAAACATTACCAAGGCTGCTGATGCCCTTGGGGTCTCCGTAACTGAATTAATCACATTAACACAAAATGCTGCACTTCAAATCAAAACCGAAGAAAAGAAGCTTACCCCTGCTGAACAGCAAGCTAAAGACTTTGCCGATTATAAAGCAGCCAAGGAACTTGAACTTCAAAGACTTTCTCAAACTCAATACACATTAATTGCAAATAATTGGATTGATAAGAATATCGCCCCTGTAATGGCTGATACTTCTAAATATGAATTAATCAATCTAAATAAAGATAATATTCTTAAATTACAAATGGCTGTTTACGAATACCTCAATAAGCTTAATGCTGAAGGTAAACCACTACCAAAGGTTGAGGAAGTATTGGATACCATTGAAAAGGAAGCTGAAGAATTCGCTAAACAAAACCTT